GTATTGTTGAATACAGAAGCGTATCCCTCAAACTCCCCATATTCTTCATCATCATCAGAGTCATCTAGTTTTAGCTGGCTCTTAAATTCTAAATATTGCGGCTCTAAATCTTCTTCCGCTATATTTTCTATGTATTCTTTTACGTCATTCTGGCTAGAATCTTCGTCTTGAATTGACTCGTTAGTCACGACAGCATCAACCACGTTGTCCGTCATATCGCTATCCTTATATCAAACACAACATACTGTATCGCTCTTTTTATCACACCACAACATATAGAGCAAAAAAATATTAATTTATTTGTAAAAAAAGGTTTACTTATCATTACAACATTGTTATTATAATAAACATAAATTGATAAAAGGTAAATTGAAATGCTAGACCAAGAGACAAAAAACTTACTTACTGCGATGAAAGAAATGTTTAAATTGATTGTACTACCTAACCTAATATTTGTAGCTTTTATTGCGCTGGAGGCGTTGGTTTAATGGAATTAAGCAAAGAAGATTTACACGAAATCTGGACAATTCTTATAGAAGAAACAAGCAATCCAGAGATGCGAGCTATGAAATTTATGGATTTTTTAAAACGCTATGAGCAAAAAACCGCTGTTACTCAAGAATTAAACGATTACCCAAACGGAGAATTTTAGCATGAAGTTGCATAATTCAATTATAAAAAGTGATTGGACAACATATTACCCCAGACAATCTGCTTGGTTGTTGGCAAACGTAAATTGGGATCTAAATGACCTGCCAAACTATCATTTAAGGTTTGATGGTTTTCTTCAACACATGCTAGATAGCCTAGAACAAGAGGGTCATTATGAGCTATCACGCAAATACACTCATAATAATAGACCCAATGTGATACATCACGGCATGTACAAATGTATTGTTATAGATCCGATAACTGAGTCTTTATACTATGATTATCATGATAAAGATTACAAGACATACCGCGAGATATTAGACTGCAATTGGATACAAGAATTTACTATACGGACATCTTGGCATGATGAAGTGCCTATGGTCTTTGATGAAGAAGGTATGCTCAATGCTCAAGGTGCTTTCAAAATAAACGGTATGGTAGATGCTTCAGGTAATCTAAAAGAGGGACAAGCCTTTTATAATAGAGCTATAGTTTTATTAGACAGCTTTGGTTGCTCTGATAAAGAGACCTATAACCATCTGCTTAAAAACATTACTTGGGGCAAGTTAAAATAATCTAATCGTCTAAGCTGTCGCGTTCATCTACATATACTATAACGCATCTACAGTTTACGTTGTTTTTTGCACCACCACGGGGATCGCCAGCGTGTTTCATAGGTAGACCACCGACTATAAAATCTTCGTCCATGCCTACTGTTTGACCATTTGCGGCAGAATGAGCAGGTCTAGTGCGTAGGTCGTTAGTAGCTACCCATCTTTTGACCATTGTAAGACCAAGCTGGTCGCCTAAAGTTGAATGATAGCTGTGATTTGCAAAGCTAGCCGCATTATGGGTTTCTGTTCTAGCTATAGTATTGGCTCTAAATCTAGCAATAGTCGGTATTTTATCACTAATTGCGATAGCTATTTGCCTAACCGACAGCCCTTCTGTACGACCATTTATGATAATCCTATCTATAGCGCGTGCTATATTCTCACTGATATTTACAATAAGACTTTCTCTACTAGCAATATAAGCTAAAACAATATTCTCTATATCACGATTAACACCAAATACCTCTGCGCTTATATCTTTTACACTATTGCCGTACCGTTCTTCGTTAAACTTATACACAGATTGGAATATGCGCCGATAATGCGCTACCAACACTGGTCGCAGTTCTTTCTGTAGTTTGCGGCCTTGTACCTGTACTTCCCAAAGGCTAGATTCTCTATAATCTGTGACAACTTCACCAATATATTTTCGGAACAAGCTATTTAATCTACGAAAACCTGTCTTTTCTAAGTTATCGCGTATTCTTCTCTGCGCACGCGCCTCTTTTCTAGCGTTTATACGCCCTAAGCGCCATGCTCTTAATCTTTTAATCTGTCTCGGTATATTTACCTTAGACAACATACATCATTCCTTAGACGAGAGAGGGTGACCCTTGGGAAAAACATCAGTATCATGCTTTCCTCCCCGAAACTTTCCTGATGACAGTGCTTTTAAAAAACTATTTACGCGCGCATATGCCCACTGATCAGGACTACTTACCGAAGGTCTTACGCTAGACGGATTGGTGTTATACGCTCCAACTCCACGATTAAAAACTTTTTCAAGCATCCCCAGTGTTACGCGCTTAGTTTTTGAGTCACCATACTTTTCATTATGATCCTTGACCTTTTTTTGCAAAGCCTTTTTTACTTGACTGCTTAATGCTTTTATTTCTTGATCAAATAGTTGGTCTTGTTTAGCCAATTCGCTTTCAATTTGATTACGTTTTTTTGTTGACCACGAAAAACCTGCATCACCACCCCATAAAGCCCAAGCAATACGCCCTGCACTAGGATAACCTTTTTCACCTCTATCAAACCCTTGTGCTTGCTTATCCACTTCATGTCTTTTAAAAAAAGAATACATGCGCTTAACTGTGCTTGGTGTTAGGTTTTCTCGGTTAATGAGTTGATTAGCACGCGCAACGCCTACTAGAGTACCGCCGCGATTATGCTCTTTGCGCCAATCTAAACCCCGCTGCGCTTCTGCCGCCATGCCGACTGTCGGTTTGAAGTCTATATCAGATAATGCTTTGACATCTTCTCCAGTTGCTTCAATGTATGCCTCATGTGTCTCGCATGGCATATAAATGATATTGCCATCTTCATCATGGCTGTGCGTGCCAACACAACCAATTTCATCAGCTCTTTCTTGCGCTTCTTCTTCAGTGGTAAATACATCTTTTCTTATCTCTGCCTTCTCATCATCTTCTATATCTTCGTAAGCCTCTACCTCTGCCTCTGCTACTGGGTCATCTGGCTCACTAGTAGAGTCGCCCGAAAGTGGGAATAAGTTGCTACCAATGTATATGTCATCGCCTCCATTAATCGGGTTCAGCCCAATAATCTCGCGTGCTTCGTTCCTAGTCATAATCCCAGCAGTCACCGCGCTTGCAACATTTTCATAGGTCTTGCGCTTGCGCTCTGCTAGGGCTGGGATACCTTCTGTGTCGTAACAAAACTCTAACTGCTCACCAAACTGCGGTATCAACCACTCATTTAAGTCACTTTCAATAAGTTTTAGGTGCGGAATAATTGTTTCTTCATAGAGTGCTAACCTAGCCTCTGCAATATTGCTGTAGGTTTGGCTATCTGGAACACCGACTAATTGACTAGGTACACCGAAACAAAGTGCTATATCGGTCGCTGACATATGCTTCATGTTAAGAAAGTCCATATCTTTAGGCGACATACCCATCTCACGCCAATCAAAATCACCTTCTAACAGCATTGGTCTACCTGCGTTGCCAGTACCAGTAAAGCGGTTATTTAAGTCTGTAAGTAACTGTTGTCGTTGACTCTCACTTAAATTAACAGCAAAGCCGCCATCGTCTTTTGGCTTAAATATCACCGCACCGCTAGGTCTTGCGCCGTTTTCTAATAAATTGATGTTATGTTTACTGGCTAAATTGTGCTGATCTACCTCTACAGCCGCCGCACTTAATGGGCTACAACCATAGTAGTCATCTAACGGATTCCATAACTTCACATGCTTTAAGTCACTAAATCCAGTTTCTTGATCAACAAAGTAAGTATCTTGTACTCTACCGTTAATCATGTACTCATAACGGTCTGGTATCGCGTTTTTACCAGCTTTAATCTCTACTCTATCTGGTCTGAGTAAATGTAGCTCTCTCGGTTGTTGACCATTACCTACCTTTAAGATGTAAGCATTTCCGCCTAACAACAAATACCCAAATAACGCATTAAAGAACTCAGAGTTGCTTTGCAATGGGTTAGGTCTATTAATTAGGTCAATCAATGGGTGGTTTTCTAGCGTGACATCGCCAGCTTTTATCATGTAATCTACTGCTGATGCGCCTTTTGCAATCTCATTAACACACCTATAAACAATAGCATTCTTAAGGTAGCCATCATTTGCGAGGTCTTTGTAGTCATAATTCTTGCCTTCACCTGTACCCACACCAAAGTAACCTACCATCGGGCTTGCGCTAGATTTCTTACTTTGTCTGCGCTTATCAATTCTACGTCTTAGTCCATCAAATATCGCCATTAGCTTACTCTCCAGTTAGCATTACCTTGCGACTTACTAAGTTCTGATAAGCCCCAAACTAATGCATCTAATCTGTCTGGACTTGGTTTTGCCTGTCCAGTATAGGTGCACATTTGATTCTCTAACTCAGAGAATACTTTAATGTGATGGACACGCCTTTGCTCGTAAAGTGCTGATACTGGCTCTGCTCTTGCAATTTTGCCACGACTAGCCCTTACTGACCTGTATGGTATTTGACTGTCTATATTCCGTAACAATCGCTCCACTAGGTCACCACCGTTGTTTACTTCTGCAACAATTCTGTCTGCATCATATTCATAAAAAGCACTTATTGCTTTTTTACCCCATGCATCAGGTGTATATTTTCCTGATAAGTCATCTAAAACATAATACTGATTATTCGCGTCTTTGCCTACTACAATAATTCCTGTTTCGTCTGAATTTTCTGTTGCAGTTACCGCTGGATCTATTGCTACAATTATATTTGTTAAGTTCGGAAGCTCATTTTCTACATACCGCGCTTGCTCAATTAACGCATGACTCCATAACGCACCCTCTATATCTTCTAAAATTTCTGCATATAATTCTTGCCTTCCTAGCCTTGTATCGCCATATTTCTCTTGCATTTGATCTAATGCACTTTGCGCCAGATTTTCTGCATTCTCAAATGTATTGCCTGTAGTTACATAAGCATTATCGCGTTTTGCTAGTGTTTTAATTAAATCTGTTGGTCTTGGTGTTGTTGTTATCACGCATTGGGGGTTTTCTCCAAGCCTTAAGCCAAACATTAATTGATCAAATGCCTCTGGATAATGCCATGCCGCCAATTCATCGCACCAAGCCCTATGGAATTGTGGTCCACGTAACCTGTCTGGCTCTGTTGCGCTGAAGCCCATTATTTTTGAACCGTTATAAAGGTGTATTTCAGCAGAACTACTGTTGTATCCCTTGCCTCTGCCAGACATAAGACATTCTTTAGGTAATACTGACATAATTCCAGAAACTCCACCAAACGCCACACGCCTTATATCGCCAAATGTTGGTGTTACAACTGCAACCTGCACATTTGGGTTTCTTAAAGCATACAAAACTGAGTCCATAGCACCAGTTCTTGTTTTTCCCCAGCCTCTACCTGCTAATATCAACCAGATTTGGTGATCTACTGTAGGCTGTAATTGCTTTGGTCGCGCGTCTTTAAGCCACTCAGTGTACAGCGCTATCGTTGCCTTCTCTGCGTTGCTCTGCAACCGAGTCCAACAATTCCATAGCGTCTGTGAAGGCGGTACTTTCTGTAATTTTTGCATTTAAACTCATGTTATCAGTTGCTTCACCAAGTGCTAACTTAGCTACTCTTTGTACTTTAAAGGTGGCTTCTGCCAATGTATTAAGCATATTCGGTGTTACTTTATCTTCAAGCTGAGATTTTTGTATTGATTGACCAATCTGACCTAATAATGCTTTTGCAATATTAAGAGTGCTGGTATCAAATTTTTTGCTCTCTGCAACTAGCTCTTTAGTGCGTACGGAATCAAGTTCTGCCAAATATTCTTCTTGAAATTTGTCTTGTTGTAATTTCCAATTTTCTGCTTGTGCATGCCTATAGAGAGTACTTTCGCCTAGATTGTATTTATTTGCTAATTCTCTAATGCTATATAAAATGCGCTTTCCACTGTCATCTTCAATGCCATGTACAAACTCATTTCGTATTGTTTCTTTGAGAGTTGGGTCTAAATTTTTGGTTTTATTACTCATAATTTGGCTATTTTTATCTAAAATAATTGTTATTACAAGCTAGTTATTACTCCAACTGTTAAAATCAACCACATCATTACGCTTATCTTCAACAAATTGTCGCTCTTTATAATCGTATAAAAACTTTACTTCGCCTATCTTGCCGTACAGCCCTTGCTCTCTTATCTTTCTTGTTATTACTCTTATCGTATTATCGTCAAAGTTCCTGTGTACTGTCAGTATTGCATCACTCTGATTAGACCAATGACTTGCGCCAGAAATGTCGTAGGCTGTAGGCGGGCTATAACTACCGTTGTTTTCTTTTGGTAACTTGGTTGGGTGGGCTACT